GTACAGCAGTGCCTTTATCGGCTTTCCGAACTATGGCCCAATCGGTTTGAGCGAGGAGGGATGCCTGTTGACTTTTTACCTCATTCTTGAGGTTGCTTTTGACTCCAGGCGATACAAGCTGGTTGCCGTCGCTATCAAGAATAGCTTTCCCGTCTTTATCAACTTCATTCACATCAGTTAATGATTTAGCTGTTGAGGAAACGCTCCCATCGTCATTATGATGTGATCGATAAAGTCTGTGGTCAGGAAACGGCTGTAAAACAACCTCAGAAATACCCGCCGCTTTCTTCTCGTCCTCCGACCAAATCTGCCAATTTTTAGGCTGTAGGGTTCCGTCCGCATCTTTCCACGCCCGTCCGGGCTGGATTGTTTGGTCGCCCACTTTAAAAATAGAATTCATCTTTTGTCTCCAGTTTATCTAACGCGCATGTGCGACTTCGGACCCAACTTCTTTCGGTGACGAAGATGAACAGGTTTACTTCTACGTCGAATTATCTTTCTCTCTACCTTGGTCGTCACTTTTTGGGCCATTCTCTTATTACCTTGATTTCGCTTGCGCTACATCGTCACCACCAAATGGGGTTTCTGCGAATGCTAGATATACAAATGTACTTGCGCCTTGAAAATCAGACCCGTTAGTTGAGCGGAATTTCACTCCATTCGCGGTAAAGTCAACAGTTCCGTTGGTACTATCTGACGCCATCGTACTTTCAGTTTTGGTCTGATTAAGGGATACTAAATTGTTTACCGGATTGTATTTGTTTCTAGTTGAGTCGAAAGTATACCAGTCCCCATTACCGTCAAGATTCTTGAACATAAACCACGCCGGTTTAAATCCAGCCGCCCCGTCATCTACAACTATGTAAGTCCCGTCTGCTGCATTCGTCCCTTCAAATTTCCCCATAGCAATTAATCCCGGTGTTCTTGCAAAGGCATAAAACACATGGTCATTACCATTAGTTAGCCATGATCCTGTTGATGAAAAGACTGCTGTGGATGGGGATGAAGCACCAGGGTTAACTCCATTCCACACATTTGTACCGCCATCAGTGTAGGTGCCAGAGACATTCTCAAGACGTAGATAATGGGCGGTATTACCAAGCTGGTCACTCCAAACAAAGTAACCACCAGTAGACTCTCTGTCTTTTACTATTAGCATCCCTATGGCTCTGGTAAGTCCGTGAGCAATTGTGAAAGCCCCAGAGGTATTTACTGTAAAAGTTCCAATACTAAATCCACCATGGCTTGCTGCGCTTACAGAACTGGCAATGCTTGGAACTCCAGATGAGATACTATCGACTGCAAGCGTAGAAGCAGAGCCACCAGCCTTCATGCAATAAGCAACGTAATCTTTTTCATCTCTGTTTACTTCTTCAACAGCGCCGCTATGGGTTACGGTAAATCCGTCAACATCAAAAGAGTCAAATTCATTGTTTGAACCAGTTTGTTCTGTATTGGTATTACTTGCCATTCTCAACATAGCAGCATCGCCACGAACAACGTCATAGACGTTCCAGTTTGTAGCTACGTCACGGCATTTTATCCAAACAAAGTCGGGCTGAAACCCTGCGCCAGTTACCGCTAAAGTTGAACCATTCCCTTCATACAGAAGTGTTTTGAAGAAATCGGATGGGTTTGTCACAGTCGGAGTGTCTGGAATATTGGCTGTAGACAATGCCGTAAATCCAGAAGGTGCGGAGTCTGACCAATCAGCGTTCCGAAAGTAGAATGTTCCTGCACCTGTTTGTGCGTGAGCAAATACAAAAGGAAGAAATTGTTCGTCACTTGTGTATGTTCCGGTAGGGGCAGCTTCGCTAAAAGTCTGCCCACCGACACCGGATGTATTTAACCACCCCCCATAACTCGCATGAACAACGCCAAACCAATATTTTTTAGCGTCAGTGTCGATTGCGAACTTTAAACGAGGTGTGGTTGTGATCTCACCGCTATCTAAACTTGTGTTCGTTGAAGCAGCAGAACCAGCCGCCCCTTCAATCATAGCCAACGGAAAAGGGGCGCTACCACCAGCAGCGTTCATTTGAAGAAGATAAACTTCAGCACCGTAGTATGTTGGTCCTTGTCCCTGATTTCCATTTTGTATACCTTGGGCGGCCCATCCAACTTCAATTGAGTTACTATTTCCTGTAATATCAAATTCCCAATATTTTTTTCCTACCGCAACTTGAGTCGCATATGCTTGTTGGTTGTCAGAACCAGTGCCATTCCTCGTGAAAGTTGTGTTTCCATTTGAAATAACGGGTACAGCCCCGCCATCCATATTGAGAGGGTTAATTACAGCGTAGTTTCCGACATTGTTACTGGAATCGTCAGTGCATGTGTCGGTGACTTGGTTGGTTTGTATAGACCCCCCGCCAACCGCAAAATGGTTGTCTTTTCCAGAGGTGTCCGCGCCAATACCGCTTGAGTCTTGACCACTGCCGGTTTGCTTGAACTGAAGCAGAAAACCATTGTCGCCATAGGTCAACCCAGAAGGGTTAACAGGGACCCATACACCGTTGTCGTCAAACTCTCCAAAATCACTCGCCGCATACTCCGTGCCATCTATTACAGCAAATTCGGCTAGGTATCCGTTATAGTAAACACTCCCACCATACGCATCGCGTCCAATGCTATAAGGGTCTGTCCCACCAAAATTTCCGTTTGATGTCAGGTTCTGCCCTCTAGTTCCATAAGAACTATCAAATGACGTAATACGCACTCCGTTGACATAGAGTTTATTCTTGTTTCCATCAGCGTTCCCTGTATTACGCGCCCAAACCACATGTTGCCATGCAGTTAAGTCTCTAAATCTCGCAGCATCTCCAGTATTTAGAGCTTCCGTGCCATCAGTAGCTTGTATGTATAGGGATCCTTCTCCACTGCCTGTATACCGAACACCTTCTGAAGCACCGCCACTTGGACCGACATCAATTACCCAGTTGTTACCACCAGTAGGGCTTGCCGTATTTTGTCTAGCCCAAAAAGAAACAGTGTACACTGTCCGACTAGTACCCGTGCTACCAAATGTTTTAGTTAAATAGTCAGCAGAACCATCGAACCAGAGAGAGTTCTCAACGACATACCCAGATGTCGCAGAACCAAAGATCATGGCTGGTGACCAAATCGGCATTATGCGAACGCCAACTGCGCGGCACCTAATTGAATAGATCCGCTTGCTTTCACAACATACGGCACAACGTCAACTGCGGATGCCGCCGTTGAGATTGTTAGCCCCGCGCCACCTGCCGTCTCGTAGTCGGTTCCTATAGCAAGCGTTCTGCTTCCTGTGCCGTCTTGAATAATAACAATAAACCCAGATTGACCAACCGCTTCAGTCGATGGATTGGCAAGTGTCACGTTGCCAGTAAACGTCAGAACAAAGTTTTGATAGGTCTGAAAGTCGAGAGTGGTGCTTCCTGAAATCGAGGCCGTTTGGGTTGAACCAATCGCCGCATGGCTAAAGCTGGTAACTTGATCCTCATCAATCGCGAACGCTACGTTGCTGCCAACCGTTGACCCCTGACCGAAGACAAGATCGTCCGCAGAGTCGTCCAAGCCTATGTAGAAGTCTTGAGCATTCCCATCAAAGACAAACTTTGTGTCTTCAGCGGTCCCATCCCCAACGGTGACGGCAGCGGCTGGGAAGACTACGGCTTGGTTCTCATCAATTGAAATTGCCGGTGTGGTGCCAACCGTAGATCCAAGACCTATAACAAGGTCATCCGCCGAATCATCCAGCCCTATGTAGTAATCTTGAGCGTTGCCATCGAAAACGAGCTTGGTATCCGCCGCCGCGCCATCGCCAATCGTAACAGCATCATCATCTATCGTCATGACACTGTTCGTTCCAACGGTAGAGCCCACGCCAACCACCAATTTGTCGGCGCTATCGTCTAAGCCCACATAGAAGTCTTTCGCGTTGCCGTTATAAACAAGTTTTGTGTCTTCCGCAGTGCCGTCACCTATGGTTACCGCCGCCGCTGGAAACACCACGGCTTGGTTTTCATCTATGGATACGGCTGGCGTTGTGCCTACCGCAGACCCCAATCCTATGACGAGGTCATCTGCGGAGTCATCCAGGCCAATGTAATAGTCC